TTCGTTGTTCCATTTCAGGGTGGATTTGATAGTGTAAATCCAGCAGTTCCGAAATTCAAAGCAGCTAACATTGTAACTACAAATACACAAGGACTTGATTGTTCAACATCTTCAACAGGTGGTTCAACTGCTTATAAGAAAGCAATTAACGCTTTAAGTAATGCTGATGAGTTTGATATTAATATGTTGGTAATGCCTGGTGTTATTCATGGATTACATAATAGTGTAACTAATCACGCGATAAATAAGATGGAAAAACGTGGTGATGCATTTGTTGTGTTGGATTGTACAATTAAGGGTGCTTCCATATCAACTGCAACAAACGCGATTACTGCACTTGATAGTAATTATACAGCAACTTATTACCCTTGGGTAAAGATTGTTGATAGGAATACAGCACTTCCAGTTTGGGTCCCACCTTCAGTCGTGTTACCTGGTGTAATCGCTTACACAGATAAAGTAGCACACGAATGGTTCGCACCAGCAGGTTTGAATCGTGGTGGATTAACAACGGTATTAGAAGCCGAAACAAGATTGACTCATGACGAAAGAGATACTCTTTATGAAAATAGAGTTAATCCAATCGCTTCATTCCCAGGTCAGGGTGTGGTAGTTTGGGGACAAAAAACACTCCAAGCAAGACCATCAGCACTTGACCGTGTGAATGTTCGTAGATTGTTAATCAAATTGAAGAAGTTTATCGCTTCTGCAAGTAGATACTTGGTATTTGAACAAAATACAACGGCTACAAGAAACAGATTCCTTAACATTGTGAATCCGTACTTGGAAACAGTACAAGCAAATAGTGGTTTATCTGCGTTTAGAGTAGTAATGGATGATTCCAATAATACTCCAGATGTTGTTGATAGAAATCAACTTGTTGGTCAGATATTTATTCAACCAACACGGACAGCCGAATTTATTGTATTGGACTTCGTTGTATTACCAACGGGAGCAACTTTCCCAGCGTAAGTTTAATCATATAGATTAATAAATGAAAAACCCCTCTTTTTTGAGGGGTTTTTTGTTGCTTGATATATTTATATATGAAGATACTATAAAACTTCTATAAAACTATGAAAAATGATTATGATGATTTTTTAGAATTTTGATATTTATAGTTGAGGAATTAAAAACTTATATTGGAGATTAAAGATGCCAGAACTATTAGATCCTTCTGAAATAATGTTCACACCGTTTGAACCGAAAACGAAAAATCGGTACATCATGTACATTGAAGGGATACCAGCTTATCTCATAAAAACAGCTTCCAGGCCACAGATTCAATTTGAATCAATTGCACTTGACCATATCAATGTAAAAAGATATGTAAAAGGTAAAGGGGAATGGCAAACTCTTGATATTACCCTTTATGATCCTGTTGTTCCATCAGCCGCACAGGCAGTTATGGAATGGGTTCGTTTATCTCACGAATCAGTAACAGGTAGAGATGGTTATACAGACTTTTATAAGAAGGATGTAACTATCAATGTTTTGGGACCAGTTGGTGATAAAGTAGAGGAATGGACATTAAAAGGAACATGGATTGTAAACGCGAATTTTAACGATTTGGATTGGTCAAATACTACAGACCCAGCCGATGTAACTTTGACACTTCGCTATGATTACGCGATTTTACAATTTTAATTAAAGTATTACTTTAAGTGGTTATGGTTAAGTGTTGTAAATGTGGATGTGGGGATACTGTTAAAAATGAATGGTCAAAAGGACATTATTCCCGAGTTCATAATAATTGGGGACACAATTCAAAGTCAATAGAAAATTCAGCTAAAACTCGTAGAGAACAATATAAGAATGGTGAAAGAAAAGTTTGGAATGATGGATTAACTATTGAAGATGAACGAGTAAAAGAAAATTGTAAAAATCTTGTTAAGTGGAATACATCAAATAAGGCTAAAAAGGTTAAATCATCTAATATGAAGAAGCAATGGAAATCTGGAAATTTAAAAGTTTTATACGGAAAAGATTCTTCACAATGGCAAGGCGGAACATCACCATTATCAGCAAGAGTATATGCATCTAACAAATTATACAAAGAATGGAAATATCCAATTTTAAAGAAGGCGGGTTTTAAGTGTAAAGAATGTGGTAGTAGTAAAGATTTACATATTCACCACAACAAAGAAATGATGAATGAGATATTAAAGAAATTTACAGGCAAAAGTAATCCAGTAAAAAAGGTTGTAGATTATCATGTTCATAACAAAATAAGTGGAGTTGTTTTGTGTTATAAACATCATAAGAAACAACACCCGAGTTTAAATTTTTAATAATAACAAAAGGAGTTAATTATGGCAATCATAGCAGATAAAGCTTGGTATAAATCAAAGACAGTATGGACATCAGTTATTGCTGGTGTTGTTGGAGTAGCACAGGCAGCAGGTGTTATAGAAGCAGTACCTGAAGTTGTTTGGACACTACTCGCGGCATTTGGTTTGTATGGAGTTCGTGACGCTGTTGGAAAAGCATAATTCCACAGTAAGTAGTATTTTAAACTGGGGATTTTAATATCCCCAGTAAAAGTTTTATAATTGGTTATATTGTATAGGTTACTAAAAACTATTCAATAGAAATTACAAAGGAGAAAAAACATGGCAGAAGAAAAACGCCAGTTTCCAACAGAGGTAGTTGATTTGCCTTCTAAGGGAAAACTTTATTCAAAAGGTTCACCACTGGCAGGTGGAACAATTGAGTTAAAGTATATGACCGCAAGAGAAGAAGATATTCTAACTTCTCGTAATCTTATTCAGAAAGGAATTGTTTTGGATAAATTGTTGGAATCTGTTATTGTAGATGAAAGTGTATCACTCAATGATTTATTGTTAGGTGATAAAAATGCAATTATGATTGCAACAAGAATACTTGGATATGGTAAGGAATATACAGTTCAACTTACTGATCCTTCGACAGGAGATAAACAAGAAGAAACTTTTGATTTAACTCAGATTGAAGATAAAGTTGTTGATGAGAAGTTATTCAAAGGTGGTAAAAATGAATTTGAATTTGATTTACCGGCTTCCAAGATTAAAATTATGTTTCGTCTATTAACACACAAAGAAGAAAAAGAAATTGATGCTGAATTAAAAGCATACAAGAAATTTTCTAAAGAGAGTGGCATCACATCAGAAATTACTACAAGATTGAAAAAGGCAATTATTTCAGTTGATGGTGACACATCACAAAAACGAGTTAATGAGTTCGTGGAGAATGAATTACTATCTCGTGATTCCCTTGCATTTAGGGAATATCTTATAGAAATCACACCTGATGTGGATATGTCGTTTACTTTTACAAGTGATCAAACTGGTGAAGATACAACGATGGACATCCCATTAGATGTTGAGTTTTTTTGGCCTGCGGGCAGAAGATAAGCCCGCAATACACGACCAAATTTTCTCCCTGTGCTTCCACGGGAAAGGAGGATTTAACTTTACCGAAGTGTATAACATGCCAACCTATCTGCGCCGATTTTACATACAATCAGCCGCAAAATTCTACGAAGAAGAAAAGAAAGAATACGACAAAGCATCCAAGAAAAAATCTGGTATTTCACGACCAGGTATCCCCCGGGGCTAACATTTTTTCCTATATATGATATTTATTAATGAGTTATACTATCCTGTTTAACCAGAGAAAATCTTAAAATAAAATCATATGTAGGAGAAGAAAAATGGCTTCGTCCAAGAATAAATTAACAGAAGATCAATTAGTTGAAGGAATTTTAACTAAAATATTACAGTCTATTTTTAGTAGACGAACACAACAAGTTATGAAGGGAATGAAAAATAATCCTGCTCTTGAAAAGGCAACGGAAGATTTTTTTGATGCCGGTAAAAAATTAGATAGGTCATTAAGAAAGGCAGCAAAACTTAGAGCAGCTCACGCAAAGAAATTTAGAAGTTAAGAGAACAATATATGATATCCCAAGATAAAGTAGAACAATCTGAAGGAATTAAAAATCGAATAGTATATTGGGGTGGTACTGATAATACTATAATACCTATGATGGCTACAAAGGCTGAAATTGACCGTGCCAAAGAATTGGCAAGGATAGAGGAGGAACTTGCAAAGCTTAAAGGTAAGACTGATGATAAGTCATTGGCAGCTGCTATAGAACTTCAATCACGAAAGAGGAAAATAAACAAAGAAGAATCAGCTCACCAAGCTCATATGCTGAAAAAGAGCCTGGAGCTTTCTGGGTTAAAGTCAAAAGTTTTAAATTTGGAAGAAGAAATTGGTACGGTACAAAGGAAGGGGCTGGAATATGATACCAAATCTGGTAAGCATGTGAAAACTAAAGGTCAACTTGTTATAAAACTTTCTCGTGAATATTTTCTACAAGGGTTACATCAACAAAATATGTTTAATACTCAAAAAAATCTAGCAGGAGTATTGGAACACATCAATCACTTAAAGGGCGAATCAGTACATTATGACGAAAAAATAAATGAATTAGCTGATAAAGAATCAGCACATATGACTGCACTTGAAGGTAGTGTTGATAAAAGATTTGCTAAAAACAAAGAATTAATCGCTCAAAACGAAGCCGCCATCTCATCATATAGTTCTGCACTTACGATAGTTAAGGATTCTTATACTCAGGTAGGTGAGATTCAAGCTGAAAATGTTGGTAAAACCCGTGATTTGGCCAAAATGTATTCGAATATGGGAAGAGGTGGTTTTCAGGACATGACAAAAGAAATGGAAACTCAACTTGAGAGAGCTAAAGCTCAGGCTGATTATACTATAAACCAACAACTACCCGCTCTTCAATCAGAATTAAACCTGATGGCCAAAAAGATGAAGTACATGGATAAAGAGTCTGATTTATATAAAGAAATGGTGAAAGATATGGCGGAGATGGAAGGAGAACAAGTAAAGTTGAAAGCTGATGCCGAAGGTATGGTTGATGCGGCGGAAAAAAATGTAAAGCATGCTAAGCTCATGTCAAAAATACAGGGAAATGTTGCAGCAAGTACTCAATTAATTGTAGGTCCATTTGAAAAAATACAAGGTCTTTTAGAATCTAATCCATTAGGAAAATGGGTTTCAACTTTAACTGGGTTGGATTCACATATGAAATCTTTTACAGACACGGTTGGTGCGGAAATGACAGCTGCGTTTACACCACCAACGGTTAAGGAAGGTATTGATAAAAATGGTAAAAAATATTTTATGGATTTAGAAACTGGTAGACGTATTAGTGAAGAAACTTATGACTCTCAAAAGAAGAACGGACAGACTATGCAAGAATCACTTGCAAATGTTCAAGAACAAGCAATGGGTGCAATAGATGCAATATCATCATCATTTAGTCAAATGAATGCAATGATGGGAGGAATGTTAGGACCGGCATTGGCAATAGTGGTAGTTCTTATGGCAGTAGGAATGGCATTGAAAAAGATATTTGGTGGATTCACAGAACTTCGAAAAGAAATGGGATTAACATTTGGGGCAGCAGCAGAGTTACAGTCACAGATTAATATAACTGCTGCAAGATTTTCACTTATGGGTGTTTCTGCAGAAGATGTAAAGAGTGTAGTAGGTGGTATTCAAGAAAATTGGGGTGGAGTTGGTCAAGCAACAGAAGAAAATATATCTCTATTAACTGGTCTTAATGCAGAATTTGGAATATCTGGAGAACATAGTTCCAAA